AAATTATTTGAATCTATATAGCAAGAAAAAAGTTCATTATTAGAGCTTAATTCCCCACGCTTAACCCAGCCACTCCATGTCCACGTCTTACGATTACCAGCAGACGCAGGTGTCCTGCTCAGATAAGCAGAATCATCATCGTTAAACCGTAACGACTGGTCTATCTCATACGGATAAAAGCCAGTGCTATACATCCATTGTTGTGAACCAAATGGCCCTGACATAGCTTATCCTTAACTAAACGCGCGTTGTGGAGCACCAAGCAAGATGCGGCCTGATGCGGCTACAACGTAAGGCACAATGTCAGTCGTGCTGGCCGCTGATGAGATCGTTAAGCCTGAGCCATTAGCAGTCTCGTAATCAGTCCCTAAAGACACTGTGCGTCCACCAGTAGCGTCCTGAACCAACACAATAAACCCTGACTGTCCTACCGCCTCAGTCGTTGGATTCGCCAGTGTGACGTTACCCGTGAGCGTCAGGACAAAGTTTTGGTACGTGCTGAAGTCAAGAGTAGTAGAGCCGGTAGCGTTGGCTGTTTGCGTAGAACCAGCGGCAGAAGTAGACAGCGATACAGTGCCATCATCGGCAATAGAAATAGCCGAGTTGCCTGTTTTGCTGTTGACGTTTTGTACGTTTAAGTCAGACATTAGTTAGTCTCCAGTGCCGACAGACGGCTTTCTAAATCTTCAATCTTTGCTACAGCTTCTTGCAAGGCTTTAATGGCCTTCATGTACAGGATGCTGTACTTGACTGACTTCATGCCTTCATCGTTAGTCTTAACAAGTCCAGACATTCCAGATGCTTCAAGCTCTTGAGCAACGACACCAATGTGCGTAGCGCCTGTTTCATTGAGCGTATAGCTTCTAACCTGCACAGCCATAATGTCATCAATCTGTGATGATGCATCTACAATGTTTGACTTAACGCGCTCATCAGAAATACTACCGTAGCTGTTGTTTGTGTTTTCTAAGTCGCCATCACCCAGAACTTGGACTTGACCAGCGCTTCCGCCAAAAGCACAACAAGTAGTTCCTCCCCCTACGTTACGAAAAGACTTTAAAGTTGAAGAATTCGAGCCTCCGATTCTTGTACCAAAATTAGCAGTATTTACAGTTGTTGATGTTGTACCAACTAGCAAAAAACCATCGCTTGTAATACGCATACGTTCTGCGTTATTTACATAAAACCACATTGCATCTACATTGTGATCGTACTCAATTGCGCCTATATAGTTATCTGATACGTCTCCGAACGAAAGACGTCCCGTGAATGTATCGTCAGAAGAATCAATACGAATGCCATCATCGTCCCCAGCTTCTACTACTAATTTGGAGCCGGGATTCGTAGTACCAATACCAACGTTGCCACTGGAGTCGATACGCATACGTTCTGTAGGCGTTATGTCCGTTCCTGCGGCAACAGTAGAGGCAGTATCGACATAAAATCTTATAGAGTCACTAAACGAAGCCGCTGCTCTTGAAAGGGACGAGCTATATGAAGAAGCAAAACCGTTTGCCGTAGAAGAACGCTGATAACCATACCCTGTAACCAACGCGCCAGAGCTTTGCTGACGAAACATGTTGGCTAGCGACTCACCACTAGATTGTGTCCATCCAAGGTTTTTAGTTGATGAAATAGATAAGCCAGTGACACCTGCTGTACTTGTGCCAATCGAAACGTCACCAGAGCTATCAATCGTAATCGCAGTGCTTGTGGCGTTATCGTCTATTCCTTCACCGACATTAACGGTTCCAGTTTTATCAGGAAGCGTCAGCGTCCTATCGGTATCCGAATTAGGCGAGGCAATGGTGAATACACCAGTACCGCTTGCGTTTGAATTTAGTGCAATCTTAGACATTCTCTATCCCTTATATAACGACAACGCGACAACCGGCTTCAATCGTAACACTGTAGCCAGAGCCTATCGTTAATGGCCCAGTCGTCATGGCGTTCCTGCCAGCAGAAATCGTGACGTTAGCACTGAGCGTCTGGCTGTTCTCATAGAAAGCATCTTCAGTGGCCCCACCGCCACCACCAATAGCGCCCCAAGCAGAGCCGTCATAGCCCTCAAATGAGGTTGATGTCGTGTTAAAACGAAGCATACCCGCAACAGGTGTAGGTCTCTGGGCATCCGTACCAACCGGCATCTCTACCGCATCAGTAGAGTCAACGTGCAGGCCACCAACCGTAAGGCTGTTAGTCGTGGAAGCGCCTCGACCTGTTACCGAATCAAGCGTATCTGACTCTGCCGTAAGGTAGGATTGGAGATCGCTGATTTGCGACTCAGTGATAGATAGCGCCGCTTGGTGCTGAGTAACGCTCGATTGAGTGATATTGGCGTCTGGGACATTGGCCCACGTTACTGCCGCGGTCAGATCATTAGTCTCTGCCGTGAGATAGGCTTGCAGATCACTAATGTCAGCCTCAACCAAAGCCCGAGTTTCTGATTGGTTGGAAGCGTTACCGATAAAGACATTACCATCGTTTAAATTAGGCACAGCATTGGCTCGGCCTGCACCCATCACGGCGATCGAGCCAGCAGAAGCATTGACCTTGAGAACTCGACCAAAGTTCTGGATAAGCCCAGATTCGCCGGTTGGGGGCGTAGTAGTCAATGCACCTGGAGTAGTAGAAACGTAGAGCGTATCCCCCGCCGCAAAGCTAGACGTGTCTAGCCCGTCTACAACACCAAGGATAATGACAGTGCCAGATGCTCCATTAGCAATGGCCGCAGTGGTAAGGCCGATTGCTGGCATCTTGGCCGCGTCATCCGCATCCGCTGGCGCGATAGTAATGTTGTTACCGCTAACGCCTGTTTGATAGACCGGAGTGCCTTTCGCGATAGATGCACCCGTCTGGTTTGTACAGTTGACCTCAACGTGGTTGGAGTCAATCGTTAGCTCGTTGTTCACATCATCATAGGTCAGGTCTATGCCGAGACCCGCCTGCAATAACGTGTTGACCTCATCATCTACCGCCTCACCAAAATCACTGACCTGAGTGCTGGTGATAGACAAAGCCGCCTGATGCTGGGTAACGCTCGACTGCGTGATATTCGCATCCGGCACGTTAGCCCATGTCACCGCAGATGTAAGATCGTTGGTTTCAGCCGTGAGATAGCTCTGAAGATCGCTGATCTGCGACTCCGTAATACTTAACGCGGCTTGGTGTTGTGTCACACTTGATTGCGTAATGTTCGCATCAGGAACATTCGCCCAGGTGACAGAAACTGTCAGATCGTTGACCTCTGAGGTCAGATAGGAACTAAGGTCAGGCGGCGTATAGCTAAAAGAACCCGTCAGGTTGTTGTAACTAAGTGCCGCCGTTCCTGCCGCATTAGTCGTGACAGAGAGATCAGTAAGCTCAATTTTATCCTGCTGAAGCTCAATAAAGTTGGTGTCTACCTCTGCATTAGTCAGGGGCGCACCCTTATTGGTTACGCCGGTCGCTGTAGTCTCGCGAGTGGTGATAGCCATAAGAGATAGCCCCTACTAAATTAAGACGCAGTTAAAGTGATGACCCAAGTCACGGACATCGTATCGTCTGCCTGCTTGTTGATGGCAGGGAACACAACGTGGCAAAGCATCGTGCCAGCCGAGGAAGCGTTGAAGATACCCGCCTCAGTCACCGCACCAGTCGCGTCACCAGCCTCAAACGAAGCGACATAGGTGATCGTATTGCTAGATACAGTAGTGCTGTCCAGAGCCTCACGAGAGCCTAAAATCGATTCTAGGTCGGTATCACCAGCCGCCGCCGCAGTCGTGCCAGAGCCAAGGGCCATGTGCGACATAGCGCCGTCAGTCGTGTCCTTCATTCTTGAGCAGATGAAGTTCAAACCCGAAGACACCACAAGGTTCTCTTCCTTACGCTCTTCCTTGACGTTCCCGTCCTTGTCTTTGACGGTAATGAATACATCGCCCTTTAACTTTAAATTATCTTCCATATGTCACCTCAAAAGTTTTGTGATACGCCGACATAATCCTCTGAAAAGTAGCTTATGTCGCAATAATCTTGCTTATAAAGAACGCCTGATTCAGTAAAATTAGCCGAACTGGAAGCGCCCTTAGTAACCTGGCTAGTCTGGTCATCAGTAATACCGGCCCCATTTCCAATATTTTTAAAGAATCTGGCGACCTGATCGTCTCCAACAGCGGCTCCATTGGAGTCATCTGTTGCCGTTATTGTATCAGAGAGCGCCTTGGAAATTTCGTATTGTTGCGCTTCGGTTAGCCCAACTGGGTCATTTCGGTGCTTATTAAAATCAACCACATTGGAATCATTAAATACCGCCGCATCCGCTATAGCCTTGCCAAGGTTGATAACCGCTAGGTCACTGCCGTCTGCGCTATCACTAAAGCCCCGCGAAAAGGCCACTGAATGAGCATCTGAGACCGGCAAATCCTCAGAGAATGCCCGACTAAAGGCTTTCTGTATTTCATCCACAAAGGCCGCAGAATCACTAGGGTTTTTGCCCACACTGCTAGTTTGCAAGTCCGTGGTAGTGGCGGAATCCGCAGTGTTTTTACCTGAGCCTTTGGTTGTTAAATCTGTTGCTCTTAGGCTGTCGCTTAGGCTTTTGCCTATGGCCTTGGTTTCGGCATCAGTAACGCCTGCAAAGTTGAGCAGGGTCTTTATGTTTAAAAAGTAGCCCGTGGCGATGTCTGAAATAATCGGGCGTAAAGAGGCAATGCTAGCCTTAGCTCTTTGACTAACAACATCAGCAATGGCCCGAAGGCTTGTGATCTTGCCCCTGACTGGCATTAGAAATCCTCGCGGATAACTATATCGATCTTCTCAAATATCGTTTCAACCGTAGCGTCTGATAAAGTTAGCTCTACCTCGCCCTCATAATTGCCTGCCGCAATGGTTGCTAACTGGCCTCCGTCGAGTGAAAAATAGAGCAAACCGTCCTCTAGGTTGTCCCCAATATCTGAGGCTGACAGAGTAAACGCTACCGTTTCAGAGCCTTTTTTTCTAACTTTCAGAGACGCTGAACCGCCGCTAACATTGACGGCAACGCCTGTGTCTTCACGGGTAACGGCCACTTTGATCTGCGGCCCTGTGTCGCCCTGTACTAAATAAATGGTAGTCACCAGACAATGGCCTCCAATTCCTCTTGAGTAGTAGCGGCGTCGATTTGCGCTCGTAGTATTCTACCACGCTCATGGGTTTGGCTCATATGAATCGCCAAGGCTTTACCTATTTCAATGTAATCAGCCGCCGCAAAATTTTGTATTGAGTTATCGGCCAGCGTCCAATCAAGAGTCATCGTGCTATCTATCGTAGCTCGCTGTACGGCGCTCTGTATGCGTCTTTGAGAGGCTTCATTACACTGAAACGTATAACCGCCCCATTCAAAGGTGCCATGCTCCTGTGCGCTTCTATCGGCCTTTATAGACGCCCATTTATCAGCCTTCTTTTTCTCTAGGTCTCTACCGTCAATCCAGCCACCATTTACCTCATCCCAAACATCAAAATCATTAGGTGGAAATATTGGTATACCAGTAGCAATCACCTCATTGTTAACAACTCTGTATATCTGGTCATTGCCTAAACCATCAACAGGGAGTTGTGTTTCCTCATACCCGTCTAAAGGGCTGTCACTAAATGCTACGCCCCAGATATACCCATTGCTGTCTGTTTTTATGTAATACGAACTCATCGCTTCGCCGCCATAATAATAAGGTTTGCGTAAAAGCTAGCACCTGTAACAGACCCAGATGATTTAGAAACAGCCAAATAGGGCGTATCAGTTACGTTATCTGCCTGTACATATGACCCAATCACAGGAATGGTTATGTTGTTAGTTTGAAAGTCAAACCCAAAGCTAGCATTGGCAACATCTGCGCCTGTGTATAAGGTGACATTACAAGAACCAGTACCACTACCACCCTGAAGGTTTAAGGAGCCAATAAGAATTAATCGTGTATTTTGACCGACACCACTTAAGGTGACAGAAGTAGAAACAAGACTAACAGGGGTGGAGCTAAAGGTTACCGTACCACTTGCGGAGTTATAACGCGGCACCATAACCGCTTCACTGGCTATCTTTAAGGTTTCTACTTGTGCATTACCTATTTTTGCAGTGGTAATTAGCGCATCATTTATTTGTGCAGAGCTAGTAATTATGCCTGCCGTAGCAAGCAAGCCGCCCGTAATGGTGTTTGCAACAATCTTGTTCCCAGTGATTGTATTTCCGGCAATCTCATTAGCTGTGACCGCACCTGCGAATATTTTAGGCGTTGTAACTGCGTCATCTTCTATTTGAGTGCTTGTAATCTGACCTGTAACATTTACGGCGGGCACAGCAGTTGTCCATGCGGAGCCTGTCCATCTGTAAAGCTGATTGTCTGTCGTGAGAAAAACAACCTGACCCGTATAATCACCACTTGCAGGCAAAGAGCTAACAACGTCAACTTGTTTTACATTAGCGTTAGCATATAAATCATTAACACTTGTGGTAAACGAATTAGTGTCAACGAAATCTGTTGCGGCACTAAAGCTGGATGTGTAGCTAGACACGTTGCCACTAAAATCTACAGAGGCAAGCCTGTAATATCGTGTTGCGCCAAAAGCATCAATAAAGTGTACAAAGCTCTCTGTATCAGCCACACCCAAGTCTGACCAGGTAGAGTTATTTGTAGATACTTGTATCTTTACGTGTTTAAAATCCAAATCATTCGGGTTGTTCCACTTAACCGTAATTTGCTTAAACCCGCCATCTGCCCCTCCATTAGTTGGAGCAGAAGGTGCCACCGTATCTCTTACGGCTGTAAATGATGTTTGTACTGTAGATGACCTAATACCAGCGGAATTTACTGCTGTGACTTTTGCGATGTAATCTATTTGTGAGGTTAGACCTACAACACGCACCTCATACGTAGTGCTATTGTCGCTTACTACTTTTTCAAAAAACGACTGCGATGTAAAAGAAAGCTCATCCCCTACCACCTCAACGTCATAAAACTCAACAAATGAGTCATCACTTGATGTCCACGAAATATCTACATACGCATTAACAGTGCCATCTGACTGCCCCTCTGCCCCAGCAGTAGCAGACAACCCTGTAACAGCGGCAACAGTGAACGGGTCAGGTAAATCCGTATCATCGTATGTCTGCTCCTCACTAGCTGGGTCATAGGCATAGATAGTGCTGTCATACTCGACAAGCTGAAGATTTACCGTACCGTCATACTCAAGGCTTATTTCTTCTACCTGAAAAGGTTTTGCAGTCCAGCTTGGGGTTGGGTGGGTAACGCTTACCCTATCCCCTATTCTTAAATTAAGAGCCTCTGACGTTGCTTGTAGAGAACACCTCAGCGCATTACGTGATCTGAGGCAAAAAATTCTCGCAAAATCTCTAGCCGCGTAATAATTTGTGATAGTTGGAAGGTCAATTTCCTCTACTAATATCTCCCCGCCATCTGCTGACAAAAAGCTCGTTTCCTCTGTAGACCCAGAGTCAGGCCATATAGCTTGATCAGGCTCCCACTTAGTTTCTGGGTTTGGAAACTTACATACAACGCGGTTAAATTTATCTTCTTTGCGCTCACTCTTTATCGCAATGCCGCCAATAATCGTTGAGGTATCTAGCGTCATAACTGAGCTAGCAACGCTTTGATCTATGTAAAGCGAATAGACGCCGTTAGAGTATGGGAGAAAGCCCTTGCAGCCAAGAAGCATATCCCCAAGATTTTTAAATATCTCATCGCCAGTATTTACAATGGCATTACACTTAAATAACTTCACTCCGCTTGGTCCACCCGTATACGGGGTAACAGTAAAGTTATCTAAATCGTCTGCCGCATCTTCAAAGGAAGTATCATCAAGCGCACTGGTAGACAAGCCTTTGCCGTACCGTGTGTTAATAAGATAGTCACGTATACATAGTGCGGGGTTGTCTGACCATGCTGTAGTTGAGGTTCGTGGGTCATAAACCTTTTTACCTTTCACCTTCGCAGTAATATTAGGTATGCCTGAAAAAACATCTGGGTCCCACTGTAAACGTACTGCCAAATACGCAACGCCAGACAACTTATGGTTAGACCCCCAGTTAGCGGCAGAAGACAAAATATCCGAGGCCGCTTGATTATCTTGGCCGCGCCAGCACTCTATATAGACCCAGTTTTTATGTGTTTGTTGTTGGCTTCTAAAAATCCTACGGTCAGGGTTAGAGCTATTTAGCTCCTCTATAGTTCCGTAACGTCCTTCATCTATTGGAAAGTCATCAATCTCAATATCATAAATATCTTCAACTGGCCCTTCTGCTAAAACAATAGCCATGTAGAGATAGAGGTTAGGAACATCTGTGCCGCCTTCGGTATGAACGTAAACGCGAGTGCCGCCAATCCTCCTTTCGCCGTAAATAACAGGAATAGGCTCAATGTTAGAGTCTTTATTGACCAAGACCCCAGCCATTTCATCCTGCGCTTTTCTAGCGGCTTTTTGCGCGTCTTTAGCGGCTTTATAGGAAAGCCCGCCAGCAACAACGGCAACTACAGCGGCTACAATCCATCCGATAGGCATTAGGACTTTCTCCCCCAGCGTAGGTCTTTGACTTTATTATGGGCGTACTCAAAACCAACATCGTTTGGAAAAAATGATTGCTGGGACTTCAGGTTAGTTCTTCTGCATCTAATTTTATCAAAGTCTACCCAATGGCTTGCGGCCTCTACAGTTACGTTTGTCTCTGTTGTTGAGTCAGCAATATCAAACCCAGTGATTCGCCCGTCAAAGTAAGTAAAAACGTCCTGCACAACATCGCTTGCATTTACTAACGCCCGCCGAAGCAAAAGCCGCTTATTAATGTAGTCGCCACCTAGAAATGCCGCTATATACGCTTGGCTAGCATCTGCGCCTGTTAGCGTAATAGATAGACTGTTTACCTTGAGTGCTCCAGACTCCCTTGCCTCGCCTATCTCAATTAGATTTGCGCTATTGGAATAAGTATTAGAGCTATAGGTTAAACTCGCGCCATAATCTGTTAAGCGAAAGGTAGATGAAAGCTCTATATCAATAAGTGTGGCAAGAAGAAATTGATTATCATCTAGCGCAGTTGTCCAAGTAGAAGAAAGCCCTCGGCTCATTTATATCTCCTCTATCAGATCAACTTCAAATCTATAGAACCCGTCTACTCCAGCATCAAACTCTTGTATATCACCATCAAATCTAACAGTAATTGTTTCTTCTGTACCCAGGGTTGGGTTTTCTAAAGCAATATCAAAAGGGTCATAATTGCCTTGTCTTGCAATAATAAAATCGTAAATAGGCTCAAAGTCTGATTTGGTCATAACTGGGTACGACACCGTAAACTCGCGTCTGCTTGAATTTAGACTTCTGACCTGCAATCTACCGTTGATACTTTCGCTCATCAAATTGTAATGACGCACTCTGGTAGAGATTGACTGATACTTAGGTGTGCTTGGAAAATTAGCCATTATGCTAATGCGCTCCTACCGCGATTCATTACAGCATCATTTATTAAACCAACAAGCAGTTTCTTTCTTCGCACTAGCATTTGATCGAAAGAAGTTGCGTCCATAGCGGAAATATTAAAATTCACGTTTGCCGCGCCCTGACCCTTAGTGTGGTCAATAACCGTTTCATTAGGGTGTAGTATTGCTGGCATACCACCTCTACCATCTATACCCC